GTCAGACCAAGTAAACTGACCATGAGAGCCAACGTAAACAATGCTACCGTCAGCGGAACGATGATGAAAATGACCAGACAGGACACAATCAAATCGATCAAATATTTTCCGATCTTCGCCATGCGAACTTATGCTTCCCTTAAACATCTCAAAGCCCTGCAGCTCGAGATGACCCATACAGATTGTTGATCTAGACTTCTCGATCATCTCCATAGTGTGCTGCTTGTTCTCAGCGCAGATCCAGGGGACGAAGAGGATAGGTGTGTCGTGCAGTACTACCTCTGCAGCGTCCTGATAGGATACTACAGAGCTGTCGCACAGTTCTTCAATTGCATTGACTCTGTTGGTGTTCTTATAGTACACATCATGGTTTCCAAGGATGATGTGCAGGTCTAAGCCGCGGGCCTTGATCGGCTCGAGGAAGTCTTGACGGAGTCTATTGGCGGTCTGAATGTTGATGTACTTGCGTCGGTCGACTAGGTCGCCAAGGTGAACGATAGTCTTGATCCCACGCTTCTCAAGCTCAGGAAAGAACACGTTGTCTAGGAAGCTCTTAGTCATGTCCATGAAGGACACGCTGTCGTTTCTAACTCCCCAGTGTGTATCCGCGATGATCGCGACTTCCATCAGCGACGCTTTTTAGAATTGTTTTGATTTAATGCTGACTCGCAGAACTTTCTAATAGCCTCGAGCCTCTGTTGATAGTTGTCACGCACGTTGTAATTGTTACGTTCGTCTAGCATCTTTTCTGCACAATCAATTACTATCTGCGGTACTAGATGGCTTTGGCTCATCGCTCGATTCCTCTTCCATTGTAAACTTCTCTATACCTAATATACTACTCTTCTTAGGTTTTGTCAACTTCTTTTCGAAGCTGCTGATGATCTCGTTTGAGATTTCATTGTACTGCGTCTTTGTCATCGCTATGCTGTTGAATGCCTCCTCGTCGAGGCTTGCCTCAAGCATTCCATTGATAACGTTCTTATGCTTGATGTACTGCTGCTTCTTTTCCTTGGTGATCCTTCTAATGAAGGCATTCCAGGCGATCTGCGTAAAGTAGGCAAATGGATTATTTGACTTTTCAGGATTAAATCCAGCTACGGCGCTGATGCAGTTCTCGATGCCGTCGGCGATCATTTCATCCCTGTAAGAATAGCCGATGAAGTTCGGTTTGGTCGATAGCTTCGTGCAGATGGCCATGATGCACTGGCCAATGTAGTCCGGCACCCTGGCCTCAGGGTTCTCTTGAAGTCGTTGCTTGTATACGACGATCGCATCATAAAAATCTTTATTATTGACGTAATGCCGCTTTGATTTCACTGCCATGGTTGACAACTCCCAAAAAGTTGATATAATCGTATATACGGAAGACAATAATAATAACTAGTCTAGACCAACTGTATAGATCTTGTAAGGAAATCTTTCCTCACTGTATATCTTGATACGCTCCACGAAGTGGAGTATGGTATGGTTCTTCTTAGATTTCCAGGTAAGGTCATCGGCGATGTCGTACAGTACGGCTTCTGATTTAGATTCAGATGTTCTGAGTCCACGACCAATCGACTGCAGGTTTCTCACCCGTGACTTCGAAGGACTAGCAAATACAACGTTATGCAGATTCCGAATGTTAATACCTGTGGAGCTAGTTCCATAGCTAGCAACCACAATAGCGTTCGCTTCTGTCTCAATGATTCGCCTAATTTCTTCACGTTTCTCTCCATCAATTGCACCTGAAATGAAGAAGACATTACGTTCAATGGCTTCCTTAGAGATCAGGTCATATAGTATTTTACCATGCTTTTCAACAAATTGGAATAGTAAAAGTGTGTTACCATTTAAAGATAATGCAAGGTTCTTGATGAACTTATTGCGGGCATCATTCCTAACGATGAAGTCGATCTCGGCCTGATAGTCGGCGCCGGCCATGATCTTCTTAATGTCGTCTGGGTACTTGAGGACTATAGCCTTGATGTTAAAGTCGGCTAGATGCTTCTGCTCGATCAGAGCAGCGGTAGTCGTTATCTTACGGACTGCGCCGAACAGCCCTTCGAGGACGAGCTTGTGAGTCTGAGTACCGTCGAGAGTACCTGTGAACCCAAAGCGATATTTACAGTCGGTAAGCTTGTCCATGATAGAAGTGAGTGACTTAGCCTTGAATAGGTGTGCCTCGTCACCGATGACGACGTCGAACTGGTCGAACCACTTCTTCGGCATCTTATATATCGACTGCCAAGTTGAGATGACGAACGGCTTGTTCGTGTCCTTCTCTTCGCCAGACATGATCTTATGGGTCATACCCATCGGCAGGCCGTAGTCCTCGAAGTCAGAGGCCATCTGATGGACTAGAGACGTGGTTGGAACGATTACCAGAGTCTTAGAGCGATACCAACAAGCAAGTAGGTAGATAATAAAGGACTTACCAGAACCAGTAGGAGATAGAAGAACAGCACGACGTTTTCTAACCGCATGAACGAACGCGTCGATCTGGTAGTCTCTTGGTTGGTGCTTTGGCTGTAGTTTTTCAATGAATTGCTTGGCCTCTATCAATGAGAATTCAGTGTCGGCAAACGGGCCGTCGAACTCTAACTCGTACTTTCTGCTTTTACAGAACTGCTCTAAGTGATGGTTCAACCCACAGTAGAGCATGCACGTGAGTGGATTAAAGAGCCTTATCTTGCCATCCCATACCTTATTTCTGACTATGGGCATGAACTTAGCGCCAGGCACTTCAAACGTAAAGTGATCCGAGATCTCCATAGCGAGACCCGGATCACATACTATCTTATTGTATACCTCGTCATGATATAAGACTCTTATAGTGTCACTCATTATCCGCCCATCGTAAACTTTGTAAAATCAATAGCTGACTTTATTATATAGCCTCTCGTCTGGAACGTCTTTATTATCGATTCCAGGAACTCAACTTTCTCCTGCTGCATGCCGATCTTAAGAGACAGATCGATTATGTCTTGATCAGCCTCCAGGTACATTGGGATGTCAGCCTTGAGGATTAAACCCTTTGCTGGGAGGCGCCAGCCCTTCTCCTTAGTCTCTTCGGTATGACCTTGAGTATAGAACTCATACTTGTCTAGCTTTAGCTTCTTCATTTCAGACTCGAGTCTGCGAAGAACTGTTCTTTCAGCGACAAACATAGAGTAGTACTTATGATGGAGCTTGGGGATCTTAAGGCTCTCGTCAGCAAGCTCTGTTCTATCGATAGTACTGTCTTTTTCCCAAGAGGCAAAGATATCTTCAAATTTCATGATGCAGCTCACAATGTTAACATTCAAATTATACTATATCACAAAAATAGCATGATGTCAACCAGAAAACACCGTATAGCAACCAGAAATTATAATGTTATCACTGGTATACTGATCTCCGATTCTTCCAAGCTGTTTTCCATTGGCGAAGACAGTGCTTGAACCAGAAGTAAGGGTTGAAGTATCAGTCCCACATCCATTATAAGGGTGTATCCCTACGCGATCACCTTGTAGGACAACCGGCGCACCGCCAGCAAAGACAGTTGACGTACCAGTACCAGTCTTTGTTTGAATAGGCGCTCTACAGAATTTTCCAGTTCCTGTCAGAGAAAAAACATCGTCTTGAGCATTTGCTCTTGCTACTGCTGGCATTAGATCTCTCCATTTGCTACTAATATCTTAAAGTCATTTAAGGCCTTTTCCCAATCCCAGTATACGTATTGACTCATAGCCAAAGACGCGCTGGCACCGCCTGATCCTGATGCTGTAAAGTTATAAACACCTACTAGGTTACGCCAAACATACGTCAGCGCTTGCGTATTCCATCTTACTATGGCGAGGTTCGTTGGTGCGTCATCTACTGAGCTTACCGTAGATATAGGAAATCCCTGTGTAGGATCGTTCGTAGGCAAAACAAACGTATAAGATTCATCCGCTATTATACTCGATAGAGTCCCAGATACCCTTATCACGTAAGCAGTTGGACTAGACGATTGAGTAGTAAATGTAACACCAGTATAACCGGTCAGTGAACTGCTTATACTTGAAATTGGAATCTGCGTCGACGTTTCACCATCTTCATCGAATAAAGAAAATGTTAAGTCAATAGTAAATGCCTTGCCCTGCGTACACGAGTACAGATATAAATTTGGTTCTTCTGGATAGAGATCGCCAGGAATCGTCGGAATCGTTACAGCTGTCTTTGTTACTTTAAGAACAGTAGCCATTATGTAACTTTTAAGATGTCAAACTGATAGTATCTAAAGGTTGCTGTAACTGTTAGGTAGTCGATGTCTTCATCAGTAGTATCAAATTCAAGGTCACTTAAATTC